ACAGGCTATACAGGTTCTGCTGGTGAAGCTGGTGCTGCTGGTGCAACAGGCTATACAGGTTCTGCTGGTGAAGCTGGTGCTGCTGGTGCAACAGGCTATACAGGTTCTGCTGGTGAAGCTGGTTCCATTGGTTACACCGGTTCTGCTGGTGAAGCTGGTTCCATTGGTTACACCGGTTCTGCTGGTGTAACAGGTTATACAGGTTCTGGTTACGGCACATCTGCAAGTGTGCAGATGGGTTCACTGGGTGTTGGAACGCCAGCATCCGGAACAGCTGGTGAAATCCGTGCAACAAACAACATCACTGCTTACTACTCTGATGAACGCTTGAAGACACGCCTTGGTGGCATTGAGAACGCTCTCGATAAAGTCTGTCAGTTATCGGGCTTCTACTACGAAGCAAATGAAACAGCTCAGGCACTTGGGTATGTCGCCAAGCGTGAAGTTGGGGTCAGCGCTCAGGAAGTTCAAAAGGTTCTTCCAGAAATCGTTACAGCCGCACCCATCAGTGACGAATACTTGACTGTCTATTACGATCGTCTAACACCACTGCTGATTGAAGCAATCAAACAGCTCAAAGCTGAAATTGATGAACTAAAAGGCAACTAAATGGCGCTACCAGCATCAGGACAAATTAGTTTAACCCAAGTTAACACAGAGCTTGGTTTATCAGCAACAGCAACTATCACAATGAATGATGCTGGTGTTCGTGGACTTTTTGCTGTTGCTTCAGGTGCTATTGCGATGAGCAATGGGCATGGTAAAGCAAACTATGTAGCTTTTGGCACCAAAGCAACGTACACTGCAAATTCAACATTAACTATCCCAACGGGGTGTACTGCAATTAGAGTGAAGGCATGGGGTGGTGGAGGAGGAGCAAGTGGAAGTGCTAATACCGGCGGCGGTGCCGGTTTTGCTAAAGGTGATGTTTCGGTATCTGCTGGCACAGTTGTAGCTATTCGTGTAGCCGGAGGAGGTGGCAGAACCGGCCAAGCAGGAACAAATGGCGGCGGTTCAAATTCAGCTGGAAACGCAGGAGGCGGTGGTGGATATTCGGGTGCATTTAATAATAACACCGTAAATCAAGCAAATGCTCTAATTATAGCTGGTGGCGGTGGTGGCGCCGCCGCCTACGGCAACACCGGACACGGTGGTGGCGGTGGGGGAAGTTCTGGTTTGCGTGGCGGCGGCAGTGGGGGAACTGGGGGTTCCCAGTCAGCCGGAGGATCGTTATCCGGGACTGCGTTGCAGGGAGGTAGTTCGTCAACTGTCTATAGTGGTGCCGGCGGAGGAGGTTATTTTGGGGGTGGTGCTGGGCGTCTTCAGTCTGGTGGTGGTGGCTCGGGATATGTAAAATCTGGGGCAACAAATTCACAAAATACCGCAGGAACAACTGGTGGAGCTGCTGCGAATACTGGTGATGCTGATTATGTTTCAGGCAAAGGAAATGGTGTCTATGTTTCTGCTGGTCAACCGGGTTATGTAGTAGTTTATTATTAAAGGATTAAAGGAAAATAAAAAAATGTCATTTGCACACACATGGAAAGTAACACAACTGGACACATACGTTGAACACAACGGTATTCAAAATCTAGCATACCATGTTCACTACTCTATCACAACAACAGATACGGAATCTGTTTACAAAGTAATCCAAAACATGACACACTGGCTCCCCTTTGAAGAACCAGCATTTGCTGTTCCAGCATCGCAGCTGACAGAACAGCAAATTGTGGATTATATTAAATCTCAAGTGGTTGTTGCTGATCTTGAACAAGCTGGTGAACAACAATTGCAGGAAATGAAGACCCCAACTATCACAACTATTCCGTTACCCTGGAAAACTACTGAAGAGTTATTCGAAGAAAAGAAAAATGAATTTACGTGGCACGTTCAACACTTTATGGATCAACAAGCATCTCTGAAGGGGTATGATAATATACTATCAGCTTGCTCGTACGCGGCTTATCCCAATGCATTCCAACAAGAATCACAGTCATTCATATTGTGGAGATCAGCGGTTTGGACATACTGCTATCAAGAACTGCAAAAAATACAAAACAATGAACGATCCATTCCTGCAGTTGAGGATTTTATTGCTGAACTCCCTGCTTTCGTAAACTTGTAACACAGATATAAATAGATAAACAGGATATATATCCTCTGAACACAACGCGGTATATACTGCAACGTGTTCTCCCTAAACAACGGAGAACTTTATGGCACAAACTATTCTACTCAAACGCTCTGCGGTCCCTGGAAAAATCCCGCAAGTAACGGATCTGCAGACAGGCGAATTGGCCCTCAACACATACGATGGTAAGTTGTATGTCAAACAAGATGATGGTACCGAAGCAATCAAGGAAATTGGCGCTGATCCGTTTCCAACACAATCAGGTAAAGCAGGACAATTCCTAAAAACCGATGGTACACAAGTATTATGGTCAGCATCTGGTGGTACTTCTTCATTAATTGATCAAGTCGCACACGGCTTTACCGTCGGAAAAATTCTTCGCTATGATGGCACAGCATACGCATACGCTAGTGCGGATGGTGAAAATACAGCTGATGTTGTTGGTGTTGTCACAGAAGTGAATTCAGACGACAGCTTCACATTAACTACCAGTGGGATTATCAATCTTCCAGGATTTGCACTTACCCCAGGAGCTCCATACTTCTTGTCCACGTCACTATCAGGTGATCTAACTGACGTGGAACCAACAGCCCCAGGAACAATCAGCAAACCACTGATGATTGCTCTGTCAGCAACATCCGGTTTATTTTACAACTGGCGTGGTGTAGAAAACAGTCCTGAAGTTGAAATTGACAATCTGTTACCAGATCAAACAGGCAACGCTGGGAACGTGCTAATGTCCGATGGAACATCGGCTGGGTGGATCAGTATCGCTGCTGCAACTGCTTCAACGTTTGTTGAAGCATCCAACTCGTTCACAGTCGGACAAATTGTTCGTGCAACAGGCAACCCATCGACACCATACGTGCTGGCACAAGCAAATAACGTCAGCAACTCTCAGGTGTACGGTATCGTGTCCAGTGCATCACCGACACAGTACACAGTTACAACATCAGGTCGTGTTGTCGGGTTATCAGGCCTAGTGCCTGGTTCTGTGTACTATCTCAGTGATGCAACTGCTGGTCAATTGACGGTCACTGAACCGACAACAGTAACGTCAATCAGCAAACCACTATTCATAGCAACTGACTCAACTGAAGGTGTATTTTTCAATCAACGTGGAATCGTTGTTGGAGTTGCAACGGCTACACCAGCACAGCTACTACCAACCCAAACAGGACAGGCAGGCAAATTCCTGACAACAAATGGGTCATCCGCAAGCTGGGCAAGCATTGTGACGGGTGTCAGTTCATTCAATACTCGCACTGGTGCTATCACCCTGACATCAACAGACGTTGCAAATGCTTTGGGCTACACACCAGCAAACAATGCAACATTGGTGTCTGGGTATCTACCACTCACAGGTGGCACACTAACAGGTGACTTGACAACATACCGTGATGCAACCCCAACAACTGGTGTGGTGTATTTGGGTAACACAGGAAATAGATACGTATCATATGACGGCACAAACTACCAAATGCCGGGAGCAAACCTATTCGTAAATGGGTCGCAGGTGATGACAGGCGCTAAAACAATTTCCACAGCAGCACCGTCTGGTGGTGCAGACGGTGACATTTGGTTCAGGGTATAAGGGGTTAATTACATGACAATACACGTAAAAACAGGTGGTGTTTGGAAAACTCCCGTATACATTTATGCAAAAACAGGTGGAGCATGGCAAGCCGGAAACGGGTTGTCAGAAGTGTATATCAAATCCGGTGGGACTTGGATTTTACAGCACAAACTAATCACAATCAGTGCTGTGACAACAAACTACAACGTTGCAGCTGCTTGCGGCAATCCGACAAGGCCGCTAACCGTAACGATTGTGAATAATTCATACATTGCATCAACAAGTACCGGTGCTTGGGCATTTACATGCAACCTACCAGCCGGATCACAACTGTACTTCATCAACAACGGTTATGTGATTGGAGCGGGCGGTAATGGCGGTGCTGGACAAGCGGGCGGTGGAGCAGGTGGTAGCGGTGGAGCAGCTGGCGGACCAGCGTTCCTCACATACAATACCACTACAATTTGGAACAACGGCACTATAGCTGCAGGTGGTGGTGGCGGTGGCGGTTCAGCTCGTTACACATACACATACACTCAAAACAAAACAACCGTAACGTCATACAATGGTGGCGGTGGCGGTGGCGGAGGTGCAGGATACACCAAAGCCGGAGCTGGTGGAGCTGGAGGTGCAGCAGGCACAAACGGTGTTGCTGGAGGTGCCGGAGCTGGTGGAGCTTGGAATGCAGGAGGTATTGGTGGATTGACTGGTGGAACTTCTGCAGCACGCGGCGGTACCGGTGGAGGTTGGGGTGCGGCTGGTGGCACAGGTTGGTCAGGATATGGCGGTGGTGGAACATCTTACTATATTGGATACAACTCAAATGTGACATGGGCGGTTACTGGTAACCGATACGGATCCGTTCTTGCTTAATTATACATTGTGTTGTAAAAGCATAAATACAACACACCAAACAAAAGGAATACAAAATGACAGCTAAACTAAACATTAAAATCGTTGGAATTGACCCACAATCGCAATCAGTACTGGTTGCATGCAACACTTCTGAAAGCGTCAAAGCACTGGACGAGTACGCTCCAATCGCGTTCAGCATGGTCGGTCACGAAGCCACGTCCCCTGAAGAATTCCTGCAGTCGATTGTTAGCATCGCTAACATCCAAGCTCGTGCACAGGATGAGATGGACAAAAAAGCTGCAACATTTAATCTTGACGCATGGATTGGCGCATCAACAGCAGTTGATCTACCACCTGACCCAAAGGAAAATAGTGTTCAGGACGGATCCATCACAATACCAGCTGCTGGTGAATCTCAATTATCTCCAATTCAAAATCCCGAGGTGTCTCTATGATTGTACAAAATTCTGTTAACACGGGTGGATTCTTGTACTGCAATCTGTACGTGGGTCCACACCAAACGGGTGAATATTTAAACGACGGTACTGGACACTATCACCAGGCTGCTTACATCATTGAAGGTGATGGAACGGCTACATCATCAGCTGAAAAACCACCATTACCACGAGAAACCTCACATCTTACAACTGGGTTATTTGTTGATTTGTCACACTCTCGCGGAGCAAACACAGACATTAAGACGTATGAGACAGGAACCAGCATGATGTTCTTTAATCCAATTCCTGATACTCGCGAGTTGGACATTGTGATCGCCAAAGGTAAAGACACACAAACTCTACAGCTAACACCTCAGGATGGCATTCGCACTGTGATTGTTAGCATTGTTGGTACAGCAATCGCAAACAGCAAGGAACTCAAAGCATCACAATATGCTATCGTGTCAAAACCGGTTTCGATCCAACTCGAACCAACAGGTGTTATTGCTATTGTAAAACATTCCAGATAAACTCTTGACTTTGGTGTGTGACTATGGTATAATAGTCCTATCAAAACAGGAGTTAAAATGGAACAGTATGTAATCACCGGGATGGGGTTATACAATGACCTCGGTAAAAATACCGAGTCAAGTTGGTTGGGATTGTTGCAAGGCAAAAGCACAATCAAACCAGTCCAATGGCCAGAAGATGACCTAAACAGATTTCCCCAATCTTATTCAAACCTAAAAACAAATATTGGGGGCATCTGCACACCTCCATCACCAGATGAATGCATTGACAAGTTCTCCAAATACTGGAAGGACTGGGATCCTAATACTCGCGTTGGCCTGCTGTCCGTCGATGAGGCTATCACATCATCAAAATTAACATCATCGAATACTGGTGTTATATTCAGCACATTTGGTGCTGGCACATCAATCAGGTTGGAGGTGTTCACGGCCATTCACACAGGCAAAGTTCGCTTTTCTCCGCGCAAGTGTCTTAACATCGGGCTTGATTTCCCGGCAGCTCAGATCGCAGCAATATATGGGTTCAATGGTCCCAACACCAGTCTTGATAGTGCTTGTACAACAGGACTAACATCAATTCAGCAAGCCGTCAATACACTAAAAGCGCATCCGGAGTTGGATGCGATGGTTGTCGGTGGCACTGATTGCATGTTTGAACCCATTTACATATTCTGGTTTCAAAGTCTTGGTGCATTAAGCCCAACAGGCACTAGTGCTCCATTTGACACAAATAGAAATGGGTTTGTGCTCGGTGAAGGTGCAGGAACTATCATCATTGAACCAAAATCCAAAGCCATTGCACGTGGAGCAACTATATATGGTATAGTGTCTGGCAGTGGCAATAGCACCCTATTTGATAGTGATACAAGCCCTGATCCACTGGGTAATGGAGCAAAGTGGTGTATGTCGCAAGCCGTGGAGAGAGCGGGAATAACATTTGACCAGATCGATTATGTGAGCGCACATGCTACAGGAACACCTGTTGGTGATGAAATCGAGTATAATGCTGTTGCAGAGCTGATGCCCGGGCGAGTTGTTGTCAGCAACAAAGGGCAGATCGGGCACTGTATGGCAGCTGCTGGTATTATCGAAACTATCTACACCATACAAGCCATGAACAATGCTACAACACCATTCAACGCCAATCTAACAGACCCTATTGGGGCGGGTGATGTTGTTTTACCAACAAGACCTACAAGTCTAAATATCAAATACGCCATCAAAAACAGTTTCGGTTTTGGTGGTCGAAACGCTTCTGTTGTGTTGGAGAGATGGGATGGTTAACTTAATACAACCAAACAAATACATACCAACGGCCATTCAGATATTAACGCCGTTGTTTATATGGATGGGCATTCAATCCACCGATGATTGGGTCTGGTGGATTGTTGCGCTTGTATTTTTTCTATGCTACAGAATGATTGGGCATGGTGTGGGGTTGCACAGATATTACTGTCACAGTCAATTCACGACGAGTAAAATTGGGGAATGGATTATTGGATGGTTCAGCTTGATGAGCTGTGTGGGGTCTCCATCCAGTTACACTATGGTTCATCTGGTTCATCACAGATACAGTGATACGGATAAAGACCCTCATGGACCAACAAAGGGGATTAAATCCCTGTTCTATGGGTTTTGGAAACCACCAATGGATTTGTCAAACACACCAGTATTCACACGGCGCTTATCACAATTGATTCCATATATGTGGATACACAACTGGTATTGGCCTTTGATTCTAGCAAATGCAGTTGCATTATATCTAATTGATTACAAAGTGTTTTTATTTGTATGGCTGATACCAATGAGCATAACAATATGGGAAATTGCATATTCTACTTATTTTTCGCACTGGACACCGTCAGGCAATAGAGCACTCAATCACAAAAATATAATTGGATATCTGTGTCCATTCCACGAATATCTACACAAAACACACCACGATTATCCAATGCTGGGGGATCATGCTTTGAACAAAGGCGAAGTTGATTTCACATACAAACTGTGCAAATTATTTGCAACAAGCTGGAAACAAGAACACTTGAAGGACAAAACGCTATGAAACTACAACAATTAATGCAACCATCTGGGTGGTCAACCACCATCTTGCAACTATCACTGCCATTCAGCATATACTTCGGAATACAAGAAAATGTAGAATGGTATTGGTGGGCATTCTGCATGTTTATGTATGTTATTGTGTATTCATTGATTGGCAACAACATCGGATTGCACAGATACTTCTCTCACGGTCATTACAAAGTGAGCAAACCGATTGATTGGCTGTTTGCATGGACTGGAGCAATGAGCGGTCTAGGTGAACCAGTAAGCTATGCTATGACACACCTAGTCCATCACGATCCCCGCTACACAGACACGGATAAGGATCCTCATGGACCTCACCGCGGGCTCAAATCAATTCTGACCATATTCTACAGGCGCGTTGACATTAAAGAAACGCCAATTCCTGCGAAGCGAATTGTCGAGTTAACCAGAAAATATGGATGGCTGCACAAGTACTACATCCCCTTTGTTGCTGCAAACGCAGGGGTTATGTATCTCATTGATTATAAATTATTTTTGTTCGGTTGGTTGATTCCAGCTAGTCTGTGCTCAACTGGTGTAGCGATTGCTGTGTTAACCCAGCATTGGAGCGGATATGCTAATAATGGTTGGCACCATAAATGGTTTCTCTGGTATGAGGCATTACATAAGAACCATCACGACTGGATGATGGCGCCAAACACAGCTGTCCGTCCTGGTGAAATTGATTACACATATGAATTTACTCGTCTTGTGTTCAGACCAGAATTTAATATGAGGGGGCAACCTACCAGTGAACAGGTTGCAAAAAGGTCAAATTTGTGATTATCTTTTCATCAACAAAGTATGCGACGTTTTGCATGCAACTGTTGTTCCCACTAGCTGTATGGCTGGCCATAACATCAGGTGCCGACTGGATATGGTGGGCAATTGCGTTTTGTGCTCACGTTGTGTACGCTGTGGTCGGCAACAACATAGCACTACACAGGTATTTTTCACACAAGCAGTTTACTGTCTCACCGCCTGTGGAAAAATTGTTTGTGTGGGTGTCATCAATGTGTGGGCTTGGCAGCCCGTTGGGGTATGCAATGATACATCTAGTACATCACAAGTATGCTGACACAATACACGACCCGCACGGCCGCACATCATGTGGGTTAAAATCAGTGCTGGTGTGCTTTCACAAAGATGTTGACTTAACAGCAACCCCGATTAACACTAAACGTGTTGTGGAACTGAGTAAAAAATATGGATGGCTACACCAATGGTATGTATTATTCATTGTTGCTAACGCGGCCATGTTGTTTCTAATAAATTATAAGCTGTTTTTGTTTATCTGGTTATTGCCTGCTACATTCACGGTATGGGCCGCCGCCATCGCTGTGGTGTGTCAACACTGGAACAATGAGCCTAATAACGGTTGGTATAAGATACATCAACTACTGTGGACATACGACAGCCTTCACAAAAACCACCACGACTGGCCAATGGCCCCGAATGCAGCCGTAAGACCAAATGAAATAGACTATGCATTCCAATTTTCCAGATTATTCCGTCCAAAATATAATTGGACGGGCCAACCGCGTGGCGCAGATCATGACAATGAAAATACTCCAACCTAACGAATATATTATTACCCTAATACAATTCACCCTACCGGCCGCATTGTACTTTGGACTCACATCCAATGCGGAGTGGTATTGGTGGTTATTGAGCGCCTTTCTGTGCCTGGTGTACATTTTTATTGGCAATAATCTGGCTCAACACAGATACTACAGCCATAATGAATTCACCATTGGCAAAGCGGGCGAGTTTATATTTGGTTGGGCAGCGCTAACACTATGCATTGGTTCACCGGTATCGTATGCTATTTTGCACTTAACTCATCACAAACACCCCACCAGCGGTCCCGACTGGACGTGGAAAGACTTACCATTTTACAAACACATTTGGTTTGATCATGACACAATTCAACCATATATTGGTAAAAGAGTGATCGAATTACACAAAAAGTATGGGTGGATGCATGATTACAATTTAATATGGGTTGTTGCCTATCCTGCAATATTGTGGTCCATAGACTATAAACTTTTCCTGTTTGGGTGGTGGATCCCTTGCACTGTAGCCATGCTGGAGATAGCGCTTGCTGTGTACTTTCAGCACCGTAGAGATGCCCATAACAGTAAATGGCACAAATGGGTGCCCACATATGAAGGGTTGCACAAAAACCATCATGATTTTCCTGGACAGAGCAATAATGCAAAAGATCCAGGACAGATTGATTATACATATATAATCAGTAAATTATTTGTAAAGAAGTATAAAAATGACACGATTGCTTGAACCAAACACTAAAATAATGACACTACTACAACTGTCTTTGCCCTTGCAGTTGTACTGGGCTTTCACGATTGATGCTCCTCTCTATTGGTGGGGCATCGCATTTGTGTTTTACTTTCTGTACTGTGCAGTTGGCAATAATGTTGGATTGCACCGTTATTTTTGTCATAAGCAGTTCGACATGCACAAATACACCGAGTGGTTTGTATTATGGTGCTCAACTATGAGTGGTTTGGGCTCTCCGCAGAGTTATACACTACCACACCTCGTTCACCACAGATATAGTGATGAAGACAAAGATCCTCATGGTCCAACTGCAGGCAAACGTTCAGTGCTTTATTACTTTCATAGACACACAGGAATGCGATCTATGACCGTTTTTGGCAAACGTTTGGCAGAATTGTGTGAGAAATACGGGTGGTTGCACAAATATTACTGGGGCGTTGTTGTCTTAAATGCTGGATTGATGTATGCTATTGATGCAAAGGTGTTTTTGTTTTGTTGGCTACTCCCAGCAACACTGACCTTATGGGCTGTAGCACTGACAATATATTTGCAGCATGAACAGCTGCCTGATGGGTCTTACTCAGCATCAAATACACAAAAACACAGTTGGTGGGGGTTAGGTGAAGGACTACATTTAAACCACCATTTGAACCCAAAGCAATTTAACAACGCGATCAATCCAGGTGAGGTTGATTATACATGGCATATTGCTAAACTGTTTGCAAGGACAAAACAATGATACTGATCACACAAGCTGCAAAAACACAAGTTGACAAAATGATTACTCAACATCCAACCCAACCAAAGCCAGTTGGTCTGGGTGCTTTTTTGGAGGAAGGGGACGTCAAACTGAAGCCAATATTTCACTTCCTTGGCAAACCATATGCTTTGGAGTTTGATGAAAAGGACGAGTTTTTGGATGTTGGCGTTTTGTTATCACGTGAAGTGTACCATCTAGCAAAAAATAAACCATTAACTATTGATTGGAATGGAACAGAGTATGTTGCTGGCTGGTAAAACCATCGTTGTAACGGGAGTGTTAAACAAACACTCTCTGGCACATACCATTGTGTTACAATTAACTCACCACGGTGCTCGAGTTGTTCTGTTGACACAAGTTCCGTTGCAGGAAGATGTCGGGGTGTTTGAGCACTTTGTGTGCGACTTAACCTCCGACAAGCAGATTCTGTTGGCCGTGAGCTCGATCACACACAAATATCATCACATCGAAGGGATCGTCCACTCGGTAGCGAACGCTCCTGTAGATGCATTCGCTGGTTCGTTTACAGACGCCACCACCCGTGATAATTTCCAACAGACGATTGACGCAAGTGCATACAGCCTGCTAGCGCTTGTGCAAGCATTCAGACCATATTTGTCGGAACAAGCAAGTATTACCACATTGACATATGATGGTGCAGAAAAGTTTGTGCCTGGATATAACGTGATGGGTGTAGCCAAAGCATGCCTCGAGAGTATTGTGCGTTACACCGCAGGAGATTTGGGCACAAAAGGCATTCGTGTTAATGCCGTCTCAACAGGCCCATACCTCACCAATGCTACAAAACGATCACCGGTCATCAAGCGTAGTATAGAAAAATACAAAACAAATTCACTACTCAAACGTGAGATAACACGCGAGGAAGTTGCAAACACTGTTGTGTTTCTGTGCAGCAACCTATCCACAGGCATTACAGGAGAAACTATTTTCGTTGATGGTGGGTTTAGTGTTGTCAATGGAGTTGGCATAAATTGATTATCATCCGGGACATTAATGTAGATTTACAACAGGTGAAAAAGGATGCGCGCAGGGCATCCAATAAAATACTGAAAGCGTATGACGACATTATCAAAAATGACAGTTACATCTCTCGCAAAAGTTATCACGCAGAACTGAATAACCAGTTGGAGCAAGCACCTCAAACATCAAAGTTACACGACTATTACAACCTTTTCACGTTCCCTTATGAAGGAATAGTGCAAGTGTATAGAGAAGCGATTGGCACCTTTAAAGAGGTGAATAATTACTCGGAACAATACTATGTCCATGCTTGGCTCAACTACCAGCACAAAGGCGAGTGTATTCCGTGGCACTACCACTGGAAGGGGTTATCGGGACTTGATAGAACATATGTAGCCACCGCGTACATAAATGCCGAAGGATCAATCACCACATACAAATATCCTGATGGGACTGTTTATGACCATCACTGTAAAAATGGAACAATCTCCATATTTGAGGATATTGGCGACATCCATCAGGTTAATCCGTGGACTGGAGATGACCCACGCATAACAATTTCAATGGATTTTGTGCCGATCAAGTACGTGCAAAGCACCCCATACATCGTTAACACATGGATGCCTGTCCTGTAAGTTATAAATAGACATTAGCAGTACCCACAAAAACAATAATAACAAAGGGGACACATATGTCAACATTTAACTACACTACTGTAGATGCAGGCGCTTTCACGTTTGATCTACTTGAATTATTTCCAAACAACACATTAATTTACTTTAACGGAGGTGATGGGTCATACCATCAAGCAGCATACATCCTAGCAGGATCGGCAACAGTAACGGTTCATGACACGATAGACGGACCACCAATTCCATCACTCACTCGTGGCAATGATCCTGTCGGAACGCTTATTGATTTGTCACCAACAAAAGATAAGTATACAGTAACAACAACTGTTGATGGACTAACAACAATTCTATTCAATCCAACCCCTGCATCGAATGTGTTGAAAATCCAGGTATTCCAAACACCACAAACACTGAATGTTGCATACTCTAATGGAGACAAGTATATCACAGTTGTTGCATTAACCGGTACAGCATTCGTAAATAACGCAGTTCTGTCACAAATGCAGTGGATGCAACTCCCGCCAACCATGACAACAGTGGTTACCGTAACACCGGACTCGGCTATAGCGATCGTGCGTGAATAATTTCTTCACACTTTTGTGAAGGTGATATGGTTGGTCGTATAAATACCATATATTTGTTTAACAGGACGAACTATGGCTACATCATTCACACAATTTCAAGCAGTTCCAATTGATGCTGCACTTGATCCACAAAATACAGCTACAGTCGGCAAAGCGCTAATTTCCAACGGTTCACACGCCACGTGGAATACAATCCTATCGATGATTGGACCAGGGTCAGGACAGACAGCAGGTGCCGATGTTGCTAATGCAATCCTGCCGTCACAATCAGGACAGGCAGGTAAGGTGCTATCAACCGATGGGAATGGAACACTGTCGTGGGTTACAGACCAGGCCGGAGCGGGTGGCGGTGTCACCAGTATCACAATCAGTGGTGTGACATCAACAGGTGCTGTGACGATCACCAATGTTCCATCGGCTACCATAGCAGGAAATGTATCGGGTGTTGTTGCAATCGCCAACGGTGGAACTGGTGCAACATCTGCTGCCCAGGCACTAACAAATCTCGGTGCAGCGGCTGCAAACCACACTCACAACTATGCACCGCTAGCATCTCCAGCATTCACTGGAACCCCAACTGCCCCAACCGCTGCTGCAGGTACCAACACAACACAGTTGGCGACAACAGCTTTTGTAACAGCTGCTGTAAGTGCTGGTGGAGGGTTGGGATATGGACAAACATGGCAAGATGTAACAGCCAGTAGAGTTGTTGGAACCAATCTTTCACCAACAACATATACAAACAATACAGGGAAGCCAATTGTTGTAAACTTTGCATCAGCCGAATTGAACAATCAGTTCATAGCTAAAGTCAACGGTGTTACTGTTGGTTGGTTCACTAACAATTCCGGATCATCCAGTACGCTTAGTTTTATAGTCCCGCCGACCAACACGTATTCAATTTCAACATCGATGTTAAACCCAGCATACACATGGGTCGAACTGAGATAAGGACTACGAGTGAGACAACTCTAATGATAAATATTAGCAACGAATAAACAGGACACAACAATGAGCACATCTTTCCAAAGTTCAAGACCGGTCGTAGTTGACAGTGAGCTGCCTGCACAAACGGCAGCCACCAACGGTAAAGCACTAATCTCCAATGGCATGACAGCCAGCTGGAACACAATTCTTGGAATGATCGGCACAAATCCAGGCCAAGTACCTCCACACCAGCTAGCAAACGAAATCCTTCCTGCACAGTCAGGCAACGCAGGCAAGTTTCTGACATCCGATGGTTCCAATGTATCTTGGGCAGATGTATCTGGTGGTTCTGGTGTTACCATCCCTGATCAAACCGGTCAAGACGGCAAGGTGTTAGCAACCATCGAAGGCGGACTGACGTGGGTTGCAGGGGTGCCGAACGCTTCGACAGGAACAACATACGATTTCTTGCACATCGATGGTGTCGGACAAATCACGTGGACTAACAAATTTACAACAAACTCACCAAGCATGCACACAGGCATAGTTGGTGGCAACGCCGAAACATACGACTTGACAGCATCTGTGTACCCATCTGGATCGTGTATTACAAGTGAAAGTGACACACCGGTGACGATTACTATTGCTCAAGCTGGATCCGACACATACGATGTTGGTGCTGTACTCGACATCATTCAAGTAGGAGCAGGACAAATAACCGTAGCACCATCAGGCATTCTGGTTGGTGCAGCTGCAGGATTAAAAACAAGAACTCAGTATAGTGGCATAACGCTAATAAAAGTTGATGCAACTACTTGGGTTCTGGTTGGCGACGCAACAGCATAAAGAGGACAACAAACATGGCTGGAACAACATTCTCACAATTTACCCCAATTAGCGTATTCCCTGACACAATAGGCAATGAAAATAAAGTATTGTTGGCAACAGGGGGTGGCACACAATGGGGTGTTGTACCAATTATTGCAGGTGGCACAGGACAAACAACGGCTCAGGCCAGCCTGGATGCTTTAACATCAGGACACCTGAATCTGACTGGGGTTGGCGCACGAATTCGAGGCGATTTCAGCAACAACAACGTTACCAACCGCACAGCATTTCAAACACTAACAACATCAGCAGCCACACACGTGGCATTTGTCCCCAATGGTGCAGTTGCCGGCGGCAGTACTGCATCCGCTATTGAATTGGAAGACAACACATCATTTTCCACAGGCAACGGATCGGTTCTTCGCATTGAAAACCGCCAAGGGTCAGAATTAAGAATATCATCAACAGTTCGAGGAACAGGAACGCATCTACCACTAGCATTTTATGTTAACAGCGTCAAATCGCTACAACTAACAACGGTTGGAAGCAACACCGTTGCTGCATTCAATACAGGAACTGATACATCAGCATATTCGCAGATCGTGTTAAATTCTGCAGTTGCAGGCGGAAGCGTGCAACTATCATCGTACACAAACAACAGTGCACCATATGGGCAACTAACAGCTGGCTCTGCATCAATGCCGATGTATTATGACTTCAACACACACGTCTTCCGGACCAAAACAGGCAGTCACTTGTTGTCAATCAACTCTTCAGGGGCGGTCGGCGTCGGTGCAAGTGTTTCATACGGTACTCAATACCAAGTACTGATGTCCAATGGTTCATCTGCATCCCCAGTTTGGACAGACGCGATCACAGCGTTAACGGGCGCTGGTGGCGGTACAGGGTTGGTACCATTAACCCTCGGTGGTACTGGTATTACAGCTTCATCAACTGACGATTTGATTACACAACTTGGTGTTAAAACATACGTACAAAATTACGTTTCAAATTACGCCACTGCAAATATTGGTGCAAAGACAATTTCCACTGCCGCACCGTCAGGTGGAAATGATGGTGATGTTTGGTACAGAATTTAACAGGGACACAAAAATATGGCACAAACAATTAGATTAAAAAGACAAATCCAATCAGGAGCTTCAGCAGCTGGAAAAAAGCCAACTGTCGACATGCTTCAGGACGGTGAACTAGCTGTTAACACTGTTGATGGTAAACTGTTTTTGAAAAAGACACCAGCCGCAGGCCAGCCCGAAATCATCGAAGTTGGAGCTAACCCATTTCCAGATCAAGCCAACAATGCAGGTAAGTTTCTTATAACTGATGGAACGAGTGTATCATGGGCAACACCAAACACTGTTAGTGCAGCCGCCATCGACATTACTCAGTCAAACCACGACTTTGAACTTGGTCAAGTTGTGTACCACGACGGGACAAACTATCAGCTTGCTCGAGCAGATAGTGTACTAACCGCTGACGTAATTGGCATCATCACATCAATCAAATACAACCCTGCTCTACCATCCGGAAAAGAAGGATTTACACTAACAACAAGCGGGTTTATAGACTTTGAAAACACAACTCTAAACCCAGGTTGGGTTGCTGGACAAACATACTACCTATCCCCAATTGCTGCAGGAGTTATGACACCTGACGAACCAGTTCAAGCAGGCACTATCAACAAACCTCTAATCGTTGCTATATCAAGCACTCGAGCATTCTTCTACAACTGGCGCGGCATTTTCAATGAAATTCCATATAGTGATATTGATGACTTGTTACCGCCACAAAATGCAAACACAATTGGCATGGTGCTAACATCTGGTTCTGACGGTAATGCCTACTGGGCCCAAGGAGGGGTTGGTGGTTCAGGAGCGAGCTCTGTAATCAATGTCAATCAGACGTCACATGGGTTTACGGTAGGCAATCTAGTTCGCTACGATGGCTCTGCTGGCATTCAACGGTATGTATTGGCTCAAGCCGATAATGCAACAAATGCTGATGTTATTGGTATTGTCAGTTCTATTACATCAACTGATGCATTTGCTATCACAACACAAGGTGTAATAAACGGTCTTGCTGGACTAACCCCCGGGGCTTCTTACTTCTTGTCTGATGTTGTTGCGGGTGCTTACCAGATAACAGAACCAATAAACTTTACATCTATCAGCAAGCCTGTGCTGCTGGCAGTAAGTACAACATCAGCACTATTTACAAACTGGCGCGGAATCGCTATATCAACACTGCAGTACGTGTCTGATGTTGCACCACAATCCGGTCATAGTGGAAAATACCTGTCCACTAACGGGATCTCTACAGTTTGGAACACGCCAGTAACATCATTCAACACCCGCACCGGTGCCGTAACACTAACAAGCAGTGATATCACAAGTGCGTTGGGGTATACACCATACAATGGCGCAACAAATCCAAACAGCTACGTTACAGCTTCAGGCGCTGTAACATCATTTAATGCACGAACAGGCATTGTAACTCTGTTGCTATCTGATATTATTGGCGCTGGTGGTGCACCAATATCATCACCTGCATTCACAGGCAACCCAACAGCACCAACTCCAGCAGTTGGTGATAATGATACCAGTATTGCAACCACCGCGTTTGTGCAAACTACTATACAAACGCTTGGCAAGAACTCCCAAGGCAATAAAACACTATCAACTGCAGCACCATCAGGAACTGGCGCTGCAGGTGATATTTGGTATCAATACTAAGAGGCACAAATGGCTACTAAAACATTTGTTAGTGATGGAACAGCACACCGTGAAGCAAAAAGCATTTGGGTCAGTGACGGCACAATCTGGCGGGACATCAAGCGCGCTTGGGTCAGTGACGGCACAGCCTGGCGGCTAGTGTTTGTTAAAACAATCAATTTAGTTATATCATCTAACACACAGAACTACAACATTTTAACCGCTGCCCAAGCTCTGTACGGCACGATAACAACACCTGTTAACATTAATCTAACAGTTAATTCTAGTGTGATTGTCGGATCATCATATACAGTATCTGGCGTCAACCAGAATAAAGTGCAATCAGTGGCATCACCTGCAATGGTCAGTGGCACATTCCCCGCTGGGTCAACGTTGACCATAACTGTCAACTCGGGGGCATACATTGTTGGAGCAGGCGGACAGGGTGGATCATATGGCACGCCAACAAGTGGTGCAAGAGGAACCCGTTGGGCAGGTGGTGATGCATTATCTGTATCTCTTCCAACAACCATATACAATTATGGAACAATTGCGGGTGGCGGCGGTGGAGGCGCTGGCGGTGATGGAGCAGGCGACAACTCTGTGGCTGGTGGCGGTGGTGCAGGTTACCCGGGCGGCCAAGGTGGGTTTGGATACGGATGTGGTACCTGGGGCGCAAATGGAACACTAACAGTAGGTGGTAACGGCAGTTGTCAAAGTATATACCCAGCCAAGGGTGGCAATTTGGGAGTAGCTGGCCAATACGGCGGGAACTTCTATAGCACTGGCGTTGTCGGTCAACCTGGTGCGTATATTGTGGGCGCAAGCAATGTCACATGGGCTGCGGCTGGTACACGACTAGGGGTAGCAGTATGAACGAATATCAATTTATTAGAGATGATGATGGTATAATCAGAAGTGTGCAGCACATACCAACAGCATCGGTTATTTTCTTTATGGATTTGGTTACAGATCAACCAAATACATCACTAGAATATGAAGCATATCGTGAATGGTTGCTACAAGGCAACACGCCTGCGTATCCAGATTAATGGTCAGCCACCAAAGTTGACACATAAATAAGAATATGGGATAATATCTTCGGGTGTTATCCCAGATAGAGGCTGAGAGGCAGCCTAAATTTAGGGTAATTCCTAAACCTCTGTTGTATTATTTTTAGACAAGCAGTATAATAATTGAAGTATTAGACAAATCAGACAATCATTAGGAGAAAATATTATGTCAAAAATGTCCCTAGCAGCACTAAAAGGTGCTTTCAGCAACGAACAAACCCCACGCGAAGGCGGTTCCAGCAATAACAACTACTACCCATTCTGGGATATGCAAGTCGGTCAACGAGCAGTAATCCGATTTCTGCCTGATCTTAACGAAAACAATCCTCGTGGCTTTCTCGTTGAACGCGTATCTCACAATCTTGAGGTTAATGGTCAACGCCGTACTGTCCCCTGCCTGAGCATGTATGAAGAAGACTGCCCAGTCTGTAAGGTCAGCCAAGACTATTACAAGGCAAAGGATGACGTGAACGGTAAGAAGTATTGGCGCAAGCGTCAGTACATTGCACAAGCAATCATCGTTGAAGATCCACTGCCAGCAAACGAAGAAACTGGTAGTAACTACGAAGGTCAAGTTAAGGCAATCAGCCTGGGCTTCCAAATTTACAACATCATCAAGGAAGCATTCGGTTCTGATGAACTGGAAGCGATTCCATACGACTTCTCTGAAGGGTATGACTTCATCATCAAGAAGACAGAGCAAGGTCAATATGCATCATATGCTGTTGGTACTAAGTTTGCCAACAAGCAACGCGCTCTGACAGATGAAGAACTGGCTGCAGCAGAAGAAGGTATGATCGATCTTGCAACCCTGCTCCCAGCAAATCCTGGTGAAGAACGTGTTCGTCAAATGTTGAATGCCGACCTCAATGGTGAAGAACTGGAAGAAGGTTCTGGTCGTCCTTCCCGTAAGGCAAAGAATGATGACGATGATGAAGAATTCGTCCCAAAGAAGCCAGCAGCCAAGCCAGCCAAGGTTGTTGATGAAGACGAGGAAGAAGACGAAGCTCCTGCTCCAAAGAAGGCAGCACCAGCAGCCAAGCCAGCTCCAAAGGCAGCCGCTAGTGAAGATGATGACGCATCAGTTGATGACATGCTCGCAGCCATTCGTGCTCGTCGAGCAGGCAAGTAACAGGTCGTAAACGCATCATAACACGCTCTGTTCTGGTTCCATAACTGGAACAGAGCACTTCATTGGAGATATCACATGGCAACAAATAACTTTCTAAAAACCTTCCAGAAAGAACTGGAAGGCATCGATGGTATCGGCACATCGTCACAACCACCACGCTACTGGTATTCATTCGGCAACTATGTACTGAATAAGATCATGTCCGGCAGCTTCAACAACGGGGTTCCACAAGGCCGCATTACATCAATCGCTGGATCGTCAGGTGCGGGTAAGTCATTTTTGGCAGCAAACCTTGTTAAGTCAGCACAAGATGCTGGTGCTATCATTCTGGTTGTTGACAGTGAGAACGCTCTTGACGATGACTTTATGGGTAAGATTGGTGTAGACGTGGATAACGACTACTTCTACGCTGCTGTCACCACTGTGCCACAAGTAACAAAAGTTGTATCATCATTCCTGAAAGGTTACAAGGCTGAAAATGGAACGGATGAAAATGCGCCTCAAGCGTTCATCTTGATCGATAGTCTTGATATGTTGATGACGGAAACAGAACTCGATCACTACGACAAGGGCAACCAAAAGGGTGATCAAGGTCAGCGCAACAAGCAACTCAAGCAAATGCTTCGTACATTCGTTCAAGACGTCAAGAACCTCAACGTCACTCTTGTATTCACTAGTCAGGTGTATAAGAACCAGGATGTGATGAATGGTGAAGGGTTGTGGATTGTCAGCGATGCTGTCAAGTATTCTGCGTCCCAAATCATTCTACTATCCAAGCTCAAGTTGAAGGACAAGGAGGCTGGCGAGGTCGCTGGTATTCGTATGAAGTGCGAAGGATACAAAACACGCTTCACCAAACCGTTCCAAAGCGTCGTGGTTGAAGTTCCATATGATACTGGAATGGACCCATATTCTGGCTTACTAGAAGTTGCGATCAGCCTTGGTGTGGTAGAGAAGAAAGGTGCTCGCTATGCTCTGAAAGGTGCTGATGACAGTTGGTACGCCAAGGACATTGAAAAGTATGGCAAACAAATCATTGAAGCTTGTGAAGCGGTGAGTGCTGATGCACGTCTGACTGCTGAAGAAGTGGAGATCGATATGTCCGAAAATGAAACAGCAAAATCACGCCGCAAAGCAAAAGCAACAGAAGAATAAAGGCTGATATGATGGATTATGAAGAAGATGACATCATTGAGTACGATGATGAAACCAAAAAAGTTCAACGGTTATTTGTTGAACGTGATGAAGCGTATGTAAATGCAACACAGGACATTGTTAATGTCATTGGACCGACTGTGCTTGAGGCATTGTATGAGGTATTTGAAGTCCCTCAAGATGCTGTCAGGTGGTTGGACTTCCAATCTACCGACAACCTGTTGATTGTTATTTGCAGCATCAAGTATAATCCATCTATTAGCATTCCTGAGTTCATAAAGCGGACACGGGAAGCCATCGAACATGTTGAAAATGAGGTTGAGCAACCAGTTCGTATCGGTATTCCATACGAACTGGTTTTATCTGATCCGGAAGAAATCGTGGATTTTATTTACGCATTGGTCGAAAGTCATCAAACTGGTGGTCCAACATTGATTGAACATCTGGAGGCCGAAACTGAGCTATCGGAAACTACAGTGCATCACGTTCCGATTGCAATAGACGCTGGGGAGTTTAACCCAGCAGAACTAACACTTGAACAAAAGCAACAATTGTTGATATTCCAACACCACACAAAGGACAAACTGCATTGAGCCGCATTCCCGATTTAGGCAAAAACTTTGAGAAATTGCCTGACATTTTGGCTGAATATGATGAGCATCTTGTGAATGCCCAGGAACGGCTATCCATCAAAGGCAAGATGATCGAGGAAGCGTTGAAGGAGCAAGCTGCATGGCCAATCTTTTATGATGAGAAACGCCGGGAACTAAACACTCTCGTCAAATATCTGGACAGCAAAGTGAATGCAGTTCGGGGAAGATTGACGCGAGCATACACCGAAAACTATTCTCGTGAGTTGTCCGATCGGCTCAAGGACAAATATATTGACAATGAAGATGAATATCTGTCTATGAATGAGATTTATCTTGAGATCTATGAGATTGCTGAAAAATATGAAGCAGTGGTAGAGGCATTCAAGGTTCGTGGATTTGCTTTGCGTGATATTACTCAATTGCGCATTGCACAAATGCATCAGGGTGTTCTATGAGTAAATCTGTCAAATTACGCATTCTTGACGAAGTATCGTGCATCTTTGTCGGATTGCACGGTGATCATATCACCAAACTATATGAACTATTCGGTGTTCATGTGCCAGGCTATTTCTTCCAACCGCTATTTAAGCTGGGACGGTGGGACGGCAAAGTGCGATACTTCCAAAACAACGGCAAGACATATATCTACTTACTCGATCGTATTCTACCAAAGTTGAAGCAATGGGGCTACGCCATTGAGGTGGAAGACTTACGGGAGAGCAATATTGTGTTCCCTGACCACATTGATGATACACTGTTTTCACACATAAATCATGTGGACACAGGTGAACCAACATTTCTGCGTGATCACCAAGTTGAAGCCGTCAATGCACTGATTGATAACGGACATGGCATTGTTATTGCTGCAACAGGTGCTGGCAAGACCATTCTTTGTGCTGCTCTGTGTCATGTATACGGGCAGCACAATATCAAAACATTGACAATCGTGCCCAGCCAGGATTTGATCAAACAAACCAAAGCTGATTACATTACATATCAGTTGGATGTCGGTGAATATAGTGGAACCAATAAAGATTTGGATCATCAACACGTCATATCAACATGGCAAGCGCTGAAGAACAATCCCAAGGTTATTCAGATGTTCCAAATGGTTATTGTGGATGAATGTCATGGATTGAAGGGTAAAGTATTATCTGACATTCTAACCAACCACTGTTCCCGTATCCCATATCGCTTTGGAGTTACAGGAACCCTACCAAAAGAACAAGCCGACCAACTGGCTGTGAATGTTGCTGTCGGTGATGTGAAATATACAGTAAATGCTTCACACTTGATCGACAAGGGCATTTTGTCTCGCCTACACATCAATGTATTACAACTTGAAGAAAATCTCGAGGCTGAATGGAAGCAATACTGCGAAGAAGAAGTACCATTCGGTGAAAAGCCACCCACATACATTCAATTTAAGGATGGGTACTTCCCTGATTTTACAGCAGAAAAGAACTATCTTCAAAAGAAAGCAGATCGCATTGAATGGATTGCTCATATGATTGAGCAAAAGCGAGACGAGCGCAAAGGCAATGTACTATGTCTTGTTGACAACATCGCATTTGGTCGCAAACTAGCAAAACACATCGAAGGGGCAATCTTTGTAAACGGTCAGGATGTTAAGCAAAAGGACCGCAAAGATATCTACGATATGTTCAAAGACTACGATGATCTTGTTGTGATTGCAACTGTGCACGTTGCAGGAACGGGATTGAGCATTAATCGCATTTTCAACCTATTCTTGATCGATCCGGGTAAATCATTTATTCGGGTAATTCAAGCAATTGGACGCGGCTTGCGCATGGCAAACGACAAAGACTTTGTTAATGTGTGGGATGTTTGTAGTGATTTGAAGTACAGCAAACGTCACGTAACAGAGCGGATAAATTATTACAAAGAAGCGCAATACCCACACAAAAAGCATAAAATTCAGTATGACGCTTGACTTCAACCTTTACATAGAGTATAATAATTAAATGCTTATATTTGACAATACCTCGCAGCCGATTATAATCGACAACATATCAGCACCAATCATATCAGACTATTTTTGGGTGTTAGACCTGTCCATGAAGGACTTCACTTTAACACCTCTAAATGTGCTAGAGGAGATTGTGTGTCCAACCGTGATCCTGCGCGTCGAGGGGTTTGACTTCCCTGTTCCGGCGTCGTGGAATGTGCTAGTTTTTGACCCAGAGACTGCTCAATTGGATACAATCGAGCTAGCCGAAGCAGCAGGCCGGGAATTTACCGCACTGGTGTATGGTCCATCAATGTCAGCGCCAACAGGTGCTAGTGTGAGCGTTGTTGACTATTTTATCGAATACAAAAACATAAACCCAGCGTTGAACAAACACCAGATGTTGTGTCATCCAATTGGTCCAAACGCTTGGATCAACATTGCTCCAACAGACTCATATGCAAAATATCTCAAAGACCTGTCTGTGAGCGACTTAATAAACAACTAGGAGATTAAAATGAGCGAAGACAAAAAGATTACAGTAAAAGAATTCAAGATGTGGCTCCAGGGCGTAGAAGAAATGCAGCCTGAAGACTGGACCCCAGATGCACGACAGTGGGCTCGTATCCGTGAAAAGATTAACAGTATCGAAGAATCTGTTGGACAGCAACCTGTTGCAACACAACCGCTGCAACCAATGCCGACAAATCCAGTACCCCGACCATTACCAGCAGTTCCGGCTGGCCCAAGTATGATGCCTCCACCCCAAGCCGCTCGGCCCGCGCAACTGTCAGGACCATTTGCTAACCCAGAATCCCCAACTATGCCGGTGAGAACACCAAACATTGACACACAGGGTAAGCCGTACGAGAGTTCATTCGCATAACCATGCGTAGTACCCAACTACGAAATAGAACCCTTTGGTTTGACGGCACATCATCTTACGATCCGTCAACATTGGAAAAAGTGGTGAGGATGTATGATGTTGAGTATGTGGATTACATCAACGATGCAGTAAAAGAATACAACAAACATGTTTCAAAAGAACAAGAGCTCACTGTTAAGACTGGGTGCAAGCCACTTGATTACACATGGAACATACCAGACGAATACAGAACGCTTGACGTTGTGGAATACATTTCAGAAAAACACATGCTGATAACAGCAAACACAGATGAAGATGAGTGTGTGCAACGAGATATGCGATTGGCACAGGAACTGAAAATATTCAAACGACACAATTTATTTGATGTGTTACGCACGATAATTTTCATCATAAATAAACTAACTGCCGGCAATGTCGTTTGGGGCGTTGGGCGGGGTTCGAGTGTGTCAAGCTATGTGTTGTATGTGATTGGCGTTCATGATGTGGATAGCTTTGCATACGATCTTGACATTAACGATTTTATAAGTGAATAGGAGAAACAAATGGCAAAAGGTGTACGCTCAGCTAGAGGCGAAATCGTGGATTTCGATCTCCTGCGGATCAAAGAAAATTTAGGACAGGCACCAAAAGCATCGACAGTGAAAGCACGAGAAGACTTCATCGATCAGAAGTTTAAACGACGTCTCCGCCGCATGTCAGAAACTGTGGCGCAAGCTGCTGCACCACAAGCAGGAACCGCTCAACCTCAACCTGTGGTTACAGCAGTAGAGCCAGCAATTGAAGAAGTTGCAGTGGAAGTTGAAGATATTTCAGCAGACACAGAACCGCAGGTTGCCGCGGAACCTGTGAAGAAAAAAATCATCAAACCAGCTAACAAATAAGTAACCCATAAATATAGAGATAACACCATATGAAACTGAGAGCTATCCGCAATCACATTATTTTTGAGTTTTTAGACGGTCTCGATTCAAAGAATCAGTTCACACAAACCACCGAAGCGGGCATTCAAATTGCAGGACATTTTGACGCTAGTGCAAAAGAACCTCGTTGGGCAAGAGTTCTTGCTGTTGGTCCAGAAGTCACCGAAGAACTAACTAGGTCAGACTGCGAGGTGCTAATCGACAACCTGCGGTGGACTGAAGGTGTTGTATTTGAAGGAACAAAGTACTGGCGCACCGACGACAAGCAAGTGCTTGCATACCGGTATCCTGACTGATTAACAACCTTTTTACAAGGATTTTTATGGTTTTCATTACATTACTGATAATAACAACAGCATTTATTGCTGGCGCTGCAGCTTTCTTTAGCGTGTATGGTCTAGCTGCCACATTCAGTGGTACGTTCTGGTCCGTTGTGCTAATGGGATCATCACTTGAAGCCGGTAAACTGATTGCTGCTTCATACTTATATCGGTATTGGAATCAAACCAACGTTTGGTTAAAAACATATTTGATGGCAGGCATTTTAACACTAATGGTGTTAACATCAACAGGTATTTTCGGATATCTGTCTTCAGGGTATCAAACAGACGTCCTCCCATTAAAACAAGTTGAAGAACAAGTCAAGCTCCTTGAAGACGAAAAGGCTCGCTTGATTCAGCGTAAAACACAGATTGATGAACAGATTGCACAACTTCCAACAAATGTGGTTCGTGGTAGAGTAGCTCTAATCAAAGGGTTCAAAGCAGAACAAAAACAAGCAACCGATCGCATTTCCGAGTTAGATAAAATCATTCTTGAAGAAAAAACCAAGCTAATTAAAACGCAAGCTCACATCGGTCCAATCACTTACATTGCCTCTGCTTTTGAGTTGGACACAGATAACGCAACAAAGTATTTGATCTATCTTATCATTTTTGCCTTTGACCCAATGGCTGTGTCATTAACGCTAGCCGTTAATATTGCAATCCGTCTCCGTAAAGAAGAAAAAGAACGTGAATCAGCAGAAAAGGCCGCGATGGCGCTTGTTGCTCCTGTCATTGAACCACCAAAACCTGAGCCGGTTACTGAAAATCCAGAACCTCAGCTGCTCATTGAGGAACCTGTGGTTCAAGAGCCAACTCTGGAAGAAATCAACGAAAAACTTGATGAAGTATATGAACCGGTTGAATATGAAGTCGAAATTCCACAAGAATATCCAACACCAGAAGAAGTGGTTCAAGAAGCTGCACCGGTTGCTGAAGAGCCTGCGCCAGCGGTTGAGGAACCAGTAAAAGAAATCCAACCTGAACCGGAACCTGAAGAAGCTGTCGAGGAGATCGTACAGGAAGCTGAGACATTCATGGAAGAGCCTGTGGTTGAAGAATTTGTTGAAGAGCCTGTTGTAGAACCATCCAAACCATCACAGGCCCGCCGCAGAACTCGTCCATACAGCTCCATCAATACCGCTCTTAGTGATGCAAAACTCCAAGAGCTTATCCAACATTATCGTTGGTTAAAGGACAAGGAACGTAGTGGAGAACCCCTAACGCAAGACGATCGTTGGGAACTCAGCGCCATCGAAGAAATTCTTCGTAAGAACGGACTCGGCTTATATCTTGGTTGACATTTTCAGAGTATGGTCGTATAATAATAAAATACAACTATACTCCGAAAGGTTAGCAAGTGAGCAGAAACTATTTATGGACGGAAAAATATCGTCCACAAACGATTGACGAATACGTCTTCCACGACCCACAACAGCGAGCAGCATTCACCAAATTCATTGCTGACAAAACCATCCCACATCTGCTATTATCTGGTGTGCAAGGTAGCGGTAAAACAACGATAGCACAGATCCTTATCCGTTCAATGGACATCGATGATACCGATGTTCTGGTCATCAATGCATCTGATGAACGCGGTATTGACACATTCCGAGATGGCATCAAGAACTTTGCAAGCTCTATTTCAATGGGTGCATTCAAGATCGTCCATCTGGAAGAAGCCGATATGCTAACCCCACCGGCACAAGCCGCTTTAAAGCGGTTTATGGAAGAAGTGCATGAGACAGTGCGTTTCATTCTCACATGCAACCACGAAAACAAAATCATCCCACCGATTAAATCCCGCTGCCAACACTTCCACTTCAAGGCGGGCGATAAAAACGACATTGCAGAATACTTGATCGGCATTCTTGCAGCAGAAAAGGTCAAGTTTGACCTGAACCTCCTGGACAAGTACATTGCGTACGGGTATCCTGACATTCGCAAAATTGTCAACTCACTACAACAGAATTCAATCGATGGTCTGCTTCAGCCACCTCATTTTGAAGGCTCGGACGGAGATTACAAGTTCAAGCTGATTGAATTGATTGAGCGTAATAAGTGGAATGAAGCACGGAAGTTGTTATGCTCGTCTGTATCAAACGATGAGTGGGAAAATGTGTATCGTTTTCTGTATGAGAACATTAACAGAGCACCTCGCTTTGCTGATGATAAAGATAAATGGGAAGAAGCAATTGTTATTATTGCTGAACACCTGTACAAGAACTCGCTTGTCAGCGATCAGGAGATCAACATGGCAGCTTGTTTAATTAGACTTGGTCAAATTTAAAAGGAGAATGACTATGGACGAGAAGGTAAAACAGATTTACGAGAGTGTAAAGGCAAAATACGAACAAGATTATGACCCATCATATGAGTGCTCATTCAGTGATTATGTATACATTTCATCATTGACGGATCAATACCTGGCTACCACAGGTTTGACGATCGAAGATGTAGAATGGACTGCTGGCGATGGCACATACACTGTTCAGTATGATCCAACCACATACACATACGGCATCGGTTCAGTTGCTGACATTATTGCGGATGTTAAGATGCCGGATGATGCAACAGCATTCCGCATTGACGGAGGTCTCGGTCTCACACCCAACCACAATGACATTACAACAATATCTACCAACATTCCGTTGACAACAACCCATACCATCACGAACGCTGGGTCAACAGGGGTATACATCACGGATAGCACTATCAACTCATTCATTTCAGACACCACATCACAACACTACCAACGAATGCAAGAGTTTGTTGGGCAACTACGCCAAACTCTTGGCGTTGAAGGCTGCGCAGATTGGGAAGATCAAATCATGGAATGGGCCCAAGACTATGCCTCAGCCGTTAAGCGGGATGCGGAGCAAGCAGAACGCAATGCAAGACAACAGGACTGGATTCAAGAGCTGTACAAGGTAGCAGAAATCAATGCACAAATCCGTGCAGCAGCAAAGGCGGATGAAGGTGATAAGCATGATGAAGCATACACAAACGCAATGAAGCTGCTATAAGGAACTGACATGGCTCGCAGAAAGAAACCAGACGACGAAACATTAGAGCAGGCAGAAGTGCGCCGTATCCTGGAAACAATCGCCGATAACGCTACCCGTAGCGAGAAGGTAAGTTGGGATCGCAAAATGGACAATATGGTCAAGCTGTTGGCAAAGCTTCGCCCGATTGAAGACCAGATTGTTGATCTGATGGCACAGAAAGCGCCTCTGATGGACGATGTTCAAGCACTCCGCAAAGAGATGGTGAAGGAATGTGTGCATCCATACACACACTTGACCTTTGACCAAAATGATGAGACAATTGTATGTAAATTCTGTGAGCGAAGGTTTGCAATCAGAGAACTACTCAACAAGGAGATTGAAGATGATGAATAAAACACTATTTGCACTAGCACTAGCAGCAACATTTATGGCAGCACCAGCCCAAGCAAGCCAAGAACTAGCACAAAAACGGGGCTGCCTAGCATGTCATAGCGTAGAGAAAAAGGTTCTTGGTCCTGCGTTCAAGGACGTTGCCACCAAGTATAAGGGTCAGGATGTTGCCGCTAAGCTATCTGCAAAGGTAGCAAAGGGTGGTAGTGGTGTATGGGGCCCAATCCCAATGCCAGCCAATAGTCCGGCAGTGCCTGATGAAGATATTGCCACGATTGTCAAATGGGTGTTAACTCTCTGATGTCACAAACAAAATACAAAAATGACATTTTTGCTGTTCTGGGACAAGCCAATAACAAAAATGCCGAGTATTTTGAAAACCTACCCGAGGATCAACAGAAGGCACTTCAACCTCTGTTGATCCAGCGGTGGATGACAGGCACTGAATCTGCTCGCCAAGTGTTCATGATCAATGAATTAACGAATCCATTTGTATTCAGTCTGTTCAGACACAAACAACTGCTTTGGCAACTGCTAACTATTTGCGCACCTGGCAGATTCCAGAAATATACCTGGACATCCCAAAAGGGTAGCGGTGGTGAAAAATCAACCTCTGTGCAGGTGGTGGCGGAATATTACAAGTACAGCACAAGACAAGCTAAGGATGCTGTAAAAATATTATCATATGAACAAGTCGCTGAACTAGCCCAACAATTGGGGTATCAGCAAGATATTATAACAAAGATCAAGAAAGAATACAATGCTAATGGCGGTAAATCCGACTAGATCATCTCGTGTCCGCACCGTAACAGCATCATTCACCTGTAAACACTGCCATAAAGTTATGGTGAAAGAAGCTGCATTTCTGACGCACAAGTGCAAGGAAATGAAACGGTTTGAGGAACTGCAATCTCCGATGGGACAGGCTGCGTTGAGTTATTACCAACGCTGGATGCGTGTCATGAAACGCTCACCGCCATCAGCTAATGCATTCTTGGATTCCAGGTACTTCAGAACATTCATAAACTTTGCTCAATTTGCAGCAAAAGTAAATCTGCCCATGCCTGAAAAGTTCATCTGGTTAATGGTTGAGAAGAAGTACCCACCGACAATGTGGACGACCGATGATGCATATCTCCTGTACATGGAATTTGTTGACCATCAGGCAAAACCAATGGACCAGGTATCATTATCAGTAAAAACACTTTTGAATATAGCAGACGAGGCTGACGTTGACGTTAGTGATGTATTTGACCACATTACTCCCGCACAATTGATCCACCTGGTGCGAATTCGACAACTATCGCCGTGGTTGCTACTTCACAGCACCAAGTTTAAGTTGTATTTCAGAGACAAACTGTCTGACGAGCAGAAGATCATCTTGGAAACATTGATCGATCCTGACAGTTGGTTTGACAGATTTGACCAAAAACCCAAAGATGTTGATAAGATCAAACTGTATATCAAAGAACTGAACATATGATGTGCTAAACCATCTGGTTATCATTCATAAATAATAGCGAATATAACCACGAGGTTTAGGATGGACTATCAGATAACATTTTCGGACGGCTCAAAAGCCCCGTTTGTTGTAAAACCGTATACAGCAAACGGGCCAAAAGAACCAGCCGCGCCAACACCACTGTACAGTGGGGCCGTCAGTGCAAACACATCACTTGTTGTTCTCGGCAAGGGCGCTTTTGATTATGGTGAGCCAATACAGAAAAACTTTGTTCACCTACTTGAAAACTTTGCAAACAAGTCTCGACCAGCATACCCAATTCAAGGACAATTGTGGTACAAAAATGCTGATTTTGGAGACGTTGCATACCCTTCCGATCCATTAAAACTTGGCCTTTACGTTTATACAGGGTCCACGTGGGCACAAATCCCAACAACAAATTCCACTCTTCAGAACAATCTCGATTTTGGTAATTTCAGAGGCATCAATGTAGGGGACGCTATAAACCCACAAGATGCACTAAACAAGCGTACAGGTGATACTTTATACGTCAATGTGAGCGGTGATTCAATGGCCGGCCCATTGAATATGTCGTCAAATGGGATTACAGGCGTTGCAGACATAAATCAATTCACCCCTGATATGACACAAGCGTTGAACGTTGCATCGGGCGATAGCCGCTACGTTAAAGCAACAGGCGGACAGATGCTTGGACCACTGGATATGAGCAACAACAAAATTGTGAACTTGCGTGATGCAGTGGATCCACAAGATGCTTTGAATCTACGCACAGCCCGTAATCTCTTTGTAGCAGCCGGTCCTAATGGGTCTGTTGACGGCGGAACATATTAATAGGAAATACAAATGACAACACCAAAGACAACATTCTTTTTATCCAACGGCACAGAACTGGTTGACATTTATCCACTGGAAAGCAACGGACCAGTCACCCAAGGCACTTCCAACCAATCCATTCCAAATGAAATCGTCGATATTGATTACTCTAGTGGATCAATTATCGTAAACGGTGATTTGTCTGAACGATTAATCACCCTATCGGCAAACACATTTGGTGGTGCAGTTGGCACAAATACAATCATGTGTCAATCACAAGCTGAATTTGACACACTGATTGCTGCTGGGCTTGAAGTTGGAATGTTTGTTGAGATCCCGAAAACAACACAAGAAATTACAGATGGAGTGTTTTTCTTTGTAAGTGATGAAGACACGCGTGTAAAAATCACAGCAATTGAAAAAACATCCCGAATTGTAACGTTATCAGCAACTCTGTCAACTGCGGTAAACGCAAGAGCAGTAAAGTTTTGTTATCCATTCAATGTTATTGACTTGGATCCATCAACGCCATCGCCATATGTGGGAGAGTATGGTGTTACAAACGCTGTATATCTACCGAACAAAACAACTTCAATTTCATTGAGCTCATGGACACCGCTAGCCTCTGCAACATTTGACGTTGTCGGCGTGGTCACTGGCACAAATGGCCGCTGGATTATACAAGGTATCACAAACGGACGTGAGATCTTTTACCCAGGCTCAACATTTAAGATTGAAGGTAACACATTCGCCCAAGCTAACGGTGGATACCTTGTAGCAAACACAGTTCAAAGCCAGTCATATGTTATTACCGATCTCGTGATTGGAGCAACAACCTCGCAAGTGACTGTGGATGGTAACGTATCAGATTTCTTTGTTGTCACCACGAGATACGGCGTCTATATCAATGGGGTATTGGACAACATTTATAACACTCTAGCGGAAGCATCCGCTGCAGCGGCAGGGGACCCTAATGTTGATGTTGAACCAATCACATCCCAACAACTACAAATCACCCAAAACACAACACACGCTGTTGGATCTCATCCTCTAAACGGGACTCATGATATAATTCAAGTGGACACTGTTTTTGGTGGTGAGCAAACAATCATCACCATTGGGACGGTTGTGTCTGGGGCATCAGGACCAGCCAACGGCAACATCCAGCCAACGATCCCGACAACAGCAATCACTATTGCTGCGCCTGATCCAAGCAACCCAGCCCACGTCGGTATAAATGGACTGATTATTAGCAATACAACAGCAACCGGTTCTGTTGTTGCAGGTGCACCTGTTCAATTGCAATTTGCAGCACCTCCTGCAATTACGCCAACCACACCACACAACTATATTGTGTCGTGGCGAGTTGCTGGAGATTATTCCAACACATTTAACGTTGGACATACAGTAACAATAAAGAATAATAACTATTATAGCTTCAAACGGTTAACCGTTGACAGCGTAAATGTTGTTCCAGCTAATGACCCAGTTACGGGCGACCCGATCCAGATTACTGAGATCCGAACGATTGTAACAGATCCATCCGCGGTAACACCAATAATTGGGCAGTCTGGATATATCATTTATCCATCACCCGCTGTTCCGTACGGCCACATTCAATACACAGTTCTTACACCAGCAACATCACTACAACTGGTGGGGCGAGGTGTGACACATTATAACGCGACCACAACTTGGGGCCAAGCACTACAGAATAACGCAATCCACCACCTGGAGAACTTTGCTAATTCACAACCACCAGCATCACCACTCAATGGTCAATTGTGGTTTAACACAGCTGTTCCATCAATGAATGTTTGGTTCAATGGTGCCTGGAGCGGGATTGTTGTTCAAGGCATGCCGACTCAGGGTGATGTTGACATGAACCAATATAGCATCACAAACTTGGGTGATGCCGTTAATCCACAAGATGCCGTGAATCTTCGCACCGCTGATGCACGCTACGTTAATGTTGCTGGTGATTACATGTCTGGGGTGTTGAGCATGACAGAGCCTCTATCAGGCGTGCTCCACAAAATCACAGATTTGGCTGATACTGATGTTCCAACAGGCGCCGTAATTGATTTGAATACAGCAAATGGCACGGATGCATTGAATATGCGCACTGCTGATGCACGTTACGTTAATGTTGATGGGGACACAATGCTTGCAGACCTTGATATGGGAATGCATCGCATTACTAACGCTCTAGACCCTCTACAATCGCAAGATGTAGCAACCAAATCATATGTCGATAGTCTTTCATCAGGCATCGTTTGGTTACAGTCAGTTCTCGATCCTAACCTGTTTGACGACACACTAGCCGCACCCCCAGCAATCGCTGACAGTGCAATGTTGTTCTACAGATCATACATTGTTAAACCAACTGCGTATGCTGTGTCAGGTGTAAACGATGCATTAAAGGTTTGGACTGTTGATGGTGATTACACATCAACATTTGCTGTTGGACAAACGATTGAAATTAAGGGTAACCAGGAACCAACAGCAAACCAACCATACACAATCGCGGCGGTAGCACTAGTTGGGACCGAAACACACATCACGGTACAAGAAACAATCCCATCAACAGGCCTGCTCACAATATCGGGCACTCTTTACCATGCTGGACAAGCCTGGAATGGTAAACACGGTCATGTGATGGCATGGAGTGGGACCACGTGGGTCGATGTGCTAGACCGTCCGGTTCAGCCTGGCGACCGCTTTGGTGTATATTTCGAAGTGGACAATGACGAAGTTACCGTCCCAACACCAGGTGGGAGTTTTGGTGTTGGCTCTGCTCTTGGAACAGCCACTGTTTCGGCAGCAGGCAAAATTGTAACAGTTAACGGATTGAGTGATGATTATTCGGTTGATTGGGGCACTGCACCAGCAGCTGTTTATCCGCCACAATTGCCTGTTGAGCCTGATGCTGTTTCTGTGCTGGGTGTGAATTCACTACACTACGGTCACTCGTATACATTCCGTGGTCAGTGGGGCACTGGTAACTACAACTACGAATACAAGTGGATTGAATTTGCTGGTCCGTCAATGTTGGTTGATGGTGCAGGCTTGAAATACACAGGTAATATCCTCAATGTTGGTCAAGGTACAGGCATTTTGGTGTCCGCAAATGCTGTTGGCATCAACCCAACATACTTTAACAACACGTATATGCGCCGCGACGGAACAACTGCATTCACGGCTGATATATCAATGGACAACCACCGTTTAGTGTATGTAACCAACCCGGTTGATCCACAAGATGCTGTTAACAAGCGCTATGTTGATGACAACTTCATGAGTTTGTCGGGCATGTCCACAATGATCGGTGATCTCGACATGGGTGGATTTGCAATCACAAACCTTGCAGCACCCTCAAATGGTGCCGATGCAGTAACGAAGGACTATGCTGACACCAAGGTTGCAAAAGCTGGTGATACAATGACTGGTCCTCTATCAATGAGTGATGCATCCGGACTTGCATTCATTGACATGGGCACAACCAACAAAATCGTCAACTTGGCTGACCCTGTAAATGCGCGCGATGCAATGAACTTACAAACGTCGGATGGTCGTTATGTTCGTAAGATTGGTGGTGTAATGACTGGTGCTTTGACGCTTAGTGGCGATCCAACACAAGTTCTGCACGCAGCAACAAAGCAATACGTTGACAATAGTGTGGCAGATGCGACAACAGCAATTCAGTCTGCTGCAATTGATGGTGGTGCGTTCTAGTTGATTTTTTGGTTGGTTTGTGGTAAAATGTCCAAATGACATTCTTGTGTTACAAAATAACAAACACGGTCAATGGTAAAGTATATATTGGCATTACTCAGCGCTCTTTGTCTGAGCGGTGGAGAGATCATCTCAAGCCTGTAAAATATAATTTAGAGCAGAATATGCACATTCTGCACGAGGCCATTAAAAAATATGGTGAGCAAGCATTCACTATAGAGGAGATTGGTCAGTCAGATACAGCCGAAGGGGTTAAACTGTTGGAACAGATGTTTATCCGACAATTTAACTCATTCTACGCAAATGGGGCTGGGTATAATATGACATATGGTGGCGACGGAACCACTGGTCACATTGTGACTGAGGAACAGCGACAAAAAATGTCCAAGTCACACGTGGGCAAGTCGAAGGGACCTCACACCCAAGAAACCAAAGATAAAATATCGGCAATCCACAAAATCAACAAGCACGGGCCGTCCAAATTGTGCAATCAACGCAGGAGCGAGACAGGCAGAGGGGTGCCGCGGTCGGATGATGTAAAAGAACGCATCCGTGCAACACTAAAAGGCCGACCTCGCCCACCCGAGGTCGTTGAAAAAATAAAGGCAGCTGCAAAACGGCGGAAAGAGCAGAGAGACAATGGCTCACAGACCTGACATAGATCTAGATTTCAAGCCGTCATTTGACCCAAGAACAGTCTTCCCACAGGCTGTTCCTGCGTCTATGGTCCGTGATGACGACCTCGCAAAGCATCCTTGCGGACACTACTTCCAAAACATTCCTGTTGATCCTGTAACAGGTTGGTCAGCCATCCCATATGAAGAAGCAGAGGTGATGGGATACTTCAAGATTGACTTCCTGCACTTATCCACACTAGATTATTTTGAAAGCAAGCAAGAAATCCGTGCTCTGCTAAAAAGAGAGCCCGATTGGTCATTATTGCTACGTGAAGAGCACGTTGCTAAACTTTTTCAGATCAGCAAACACCACAAAATAATCTCACAAGTAAAACCGCAATCCATTCAAGAACTTGCAGATGTTGTTGCTTTAATTCGCCCAAATAAACGTCATTTATTGAATGATTATATCAGAAATAAAACAAAAGTGCGTCCAATGCTGTATAGACAGGGCAGTGACGACAAGTCTTCATTCAAAAGATCCCACGCACTCGCATACGCTATGACAATTGTATTGCAATTACACTTAATTGAAGCAGACGTGTTATAAATACATATACCAACACAGGAACACAACGATGATTACATTTAAGCAATATCTGCAAGAACAAGACTTCAATATGGGACAACCACAAGGGGCTCCACAACAAGGTGGAAGAAACCTCAAAGGCTCATTGACAGACAACGAAAAGCGTGTTCTTGCATTGCTTTCTGCCAATCAAGTTAAATCCAGTCCAGGTCTTGCCCGATCACTGATGCAACACACAAACATGGTGCAAGCAGTTAAGACTTTGAAAACAAACTTCAAG